AGAAAGTCTTGAACTTGTTTTGGACCGCAAACTAAGTATCTCTTCAAAGAAGGATCAACATCGTTGTTATCCAAAATGTATTTAGCTGATCTAAGTTTTGCAATAGTCATACCATCTGACTGGTCACTTGTTGCAGTCTTTTGACCGCTAGGTAGAGCAGTTGAAGTTCCGCCAGCAACGCCAGTGTCAGCAGACGCATTCATCGCAGTGATGATAACATCGTCTATTGATCTGTTCATTGCAGCAGCAGCCGCTCTTGCATACGTAGAAGTTGGATCAATTAATGCTCTAACTTTGTCAGAATCATCAACTAAATCCGCCCACTCGTAGGTACTCAAACTTACTCTACGTCTACTGTGTGGCGTGTCTATTTGAGGTGTACTCGAATGACGTGAAGTTTTTAGCTGTGCAGCTGTAACTCCAATTTGGTCAAAGAATGCATTTTTTCCTCTAACATTTTCCACATCAACAGCGCCTCGTAACTTCGAGCCTGTTTGTTGTGCCAGCATCGACACATTAGCCGAATACTGTTCAACAAAACTTGTAGTTATATTTACACTCATAGTAAATACTCCTTTTAGTTATTGTTAATGTTAAGTATTTCGGTTGGTTATCCTTACGGACCGTCCTCTATTTTACATCTAGTCGATGATAGTCTATTCCTAATGTCAACAAAGGTCTTGCGATTGTCTTTGTATTTTATTCGCCTAATTTCTTAGGCAAATTCTATTCAACATTTTCTTCGTTATTCTTCTTACGAATTAATGCTTGTACCTCTTCAACAGCAGCAGCGTGTCCAGGATGTCTTTTATCCCAATACGCTGATCCTTCTTGTTGAAGTGTAGCAATTTGTTTATTAATTTCTGGTACAGTTAAATAAGGAACTTGATCTCCTTTAACCATTGTATCTTCAGATAATTTATTTGCTAAACTTACAAAAGCTTTTATCACTTGCGGATTATCTCCTAATCGTGATCCATCTTGTAAAAGAGTATCATTTATAAACTCCTTACCAAGAGTAGCGTGAGCTAAGTTTTTAGCAGATTGTATTTGTCTATCAAAGGTAGCACCATATTCTTTTCTCAAAACTTTTTCACTCTCTTCTTGAGCTACTTTCATTTGAGCTTGTTGGTCATCATTACCTTTATTAATAACATCGTTATAATACTTCATTATGCCTTGAGCTTGATGAGGTAATAAACCAAGTTTAACTGCTTCTTCACTAAAATTTTTCAAAGCATCTTGATCGATTTTACTCTCTTCAGGCAAATCGTATTTATATCCGTCTGCATTATCTGGCGTTCCTAATTTCTTATATACATCCTTCCAATCTTGTTCGGTTGCATATTTATTTGGAACTGCAATTTTATCTGCACCTACTAATTTTTGTGAGTGCAAATAAGACTTTACAAAATCATTCATATTGGAAAAATTCTGTAAAGATTTTTCTTCTTTATAAGCTTCAGGAATTAATGATTTAAAATCAACTTCCTTTGGCTGTTCTGTTGTTGTTTCCGATGTCAGCGTTGTAGTTGTCTGCACATCAGGTTGAACTGGTTGCTGTTCTGTTGCAACCGCTTCAGTTGTCTGATCCATTAGATTACTCCTCTAGTTTTTTATTGATCATATTTTTTAGAAAAACCAACACACTGCGTTGACCTTCTAAAAAAGCCGTCTCGTGACTATCTCCTTTGGCATGAGTGGTCACAAACTCATGACATCGTTTTTCTAAGTCCTCGATGATTTTTTTACCTTCATCGGAACTAAAAACAATTTTGTAATTTTTAATTAAACTTATTAATTCTTTATTGTTGTCTGTCAGTTTCATTTATGGCTTGAACGGCTGGTGCAACATTTTTAGCTACTTGGCTTTCTTGCACAGCATTCATCATTTCCATTTGTTGTTGTTGAGCTGCTTGTTTTTGCTCTGTAATTTCTTGAACTTGAGCATCTGATCTAATTACTTTTGCTGGTATTCCAAGAATTTTTATAATTTCTTTAACTAAACCTTTAGGATCAATATAATCCGTAACTGGTGCTACTTGACCAATTGAACCAAATATTTCTAATCCTCTTATTATAGAAGATAATTCTTGACCTTTTTGAGCCAAAGCCATTGGTGAAACATATTCAACATCTATCTCTTGATTAATTAATACTTCTGGCGCTGGCTTAAATAAATTATTTCTAAGCATAATATTAAATACTCTAATAACTGTTGGATTTAATAACTCTACTTGAAGCCTTCCTAAAGTTGGACCAAGTATTCTCATCTTCTCTTCACTACGTTGTGCAACTTCTGTAGCTGTCATATTTCTATTTTCAGTAACTAATAATTGGTCAACGTGAAAAGTTTGAGAAATCGCTTTTCTTCTTTGTTCTTCCATATTCAATCCTAATGGATTGTTTGCACCAATATTTAATGGAGTAATAGTGTCTCTACTTCCAGCACGATAATATATTAAACTTCCTGGTGCTGTTCTTATAGGAAGCATTAAACTATCATCAGGAACTAATAAAGGTGGATCAACTTGCTTTTGTGCAGCCTTTAATCCAACCTCTACCATCTTATTTAAAACCTTTACATCAGCAAGCGAGTTCATTCCTGGTGATCTACCATAGATTTCGTTTGACGATTTTAAAAATCGAGGAACGACATAAGGAAACTCTTTAAAGCCACCGATGGATATTATCTTGCCACTTTCAGTTTCCATATAAATAGAAACAAAAGGCATATTCATTTTATCTTCTTTTCTAGGATTATAAATATCTCTAGGTTTTACAACATGACAAAATTCTACTTCATCAAAAGGTGAATTTTTAAATATGTTTTGTATTTCTCTACTTAAATTCTCTAAACCAAATTTCTCAACTGCTGCTTTTGCAGTTAATTTAAATCTTCTATATATGCAATCAACTAAACCTTTAGCATTTTCTGAAATATAAATTTCTTTAATGTGTCTAGCAGAGAAACGAATAATATCAATTTCATCCTCTTCAATAAACATTGCCGCTGTGCCAAAGCTGCATAAGTCATGATAAATTTCAAAAACTTCTTGTTGAAAGTTTGATCTTTGAAACGCTACGTACATCTTATCCGTAACGTCCTCAAGCCATTCTTTAGCTTCATCGTTTTCATTTAAAATTGTTTCTTTAAATCTAAGTGAAAACCATCTGTTTGCGCTGCTAGTTAACATACCGTGTAAAGAACTAGCTAATAATTCTAATGAGTGAATTGCTGTCGCATCGAATACTTCTAAATGTCTTTTATCACCTTTAACTTTATGATCTATAATATCTGATTTTCTTGGGATTATTAAATCAGCTACTTCTTGCCAATGTGTTTCCCAATTGGACCTTCTATCCATCAATCTTGATAAATTATTTTTTAGCTCCGCTGACAGAGCTTTATTACTTTGTTCTTGCATTAATTATCCTAGTAAAGTTTTAAAAGATAAAGTTAGATCATCATCGCTAACACCTAAGTTAGTTGATTTTCTTCCTCTTCTTTTTATAGATGACATTCTTTGTTGTGCTAATTCAGCAGTAGTTGGACCAGCTGGAGCTGCTTTAACCGCAGCCTTTTGAATTGTTTGTGCTGGTTTTGGTTTTGGTCTGCTTACGACTTTTCTTACAAATCCACCCATATATTCCTCCTAACCTAATAAAGTCTTTTGTTCATATTCTTCATCAGAGATTTCATTTAATCCTCTAGCTGAAGTTAATATTGTTGATTGTCTGCCTTTTCTGCCTAAAGCTCTTCTTCTTTCATCAGCTTCTGCTGCTGCTTTTCTAGCTGCATCTTCAGCACTTGGCACGTTTTCCACCTTTGGTAATTCAATCTTAGGTATTGGTGGCATCTTTGGCATAAACATCTTAGCAATGAATGACATAATTATAATATCCTGTAACTTCCATCAGCTACTAACTGACGATTTTTATTTGTTAATTGTTCTTCTTGTATTCCAGTAGCCAAACACCTTAGAGCATCCATTGGATGTGAACTAAAGTCGTGGACTGGCTTAACTTTATAAACTCTATCCTTATCATTATATTTTCTATGATAATGTCTAAGAGCTATTAGTAAGTCAGAGCAGTTATCACTATCAATCTTACATCTTGGTAAAATCATTTTAACAGCGTGAATACCATCTTCTAAAGGTGTTCGTGCAGCTACTCTAAATCTAATTCCGTAATTTGCGGCAACTTCTCTACGAGTATAACCTGAACTAAAATCAGTTTGTTCTACATCATGCGGAGCATAATGGTTGCCATATATATATTCTTTTTCTTTTAATACTTCTGCATAGTGAGGTAATGCTTCTTTTTCATTCTCATAATAATCAATGATATGAATATTGTGATTTATCTGTTGGAAGAAAATAATCGAACAAGCATCTGTATAACCTAAATCCCAAGCTGTATTAACTAAATGTGCTGGATCATAAGGAATACTTCCTATTCTCTTAGCCTCATCTAACTCGTCAACCAAAGAACCATAAATTGATCCTTGAACATTACCAATAAAGGAACATTCAAATTCTTGATTGTATTTAGCTTCACCCATTACGGCAAGTGCGGCATCTAATTCTTCTTGGTCTATAATATTTGTTTCAGATGCTTTTGCTTTATATAAAT